ATTATTGTTACTCCCGGCAACACTAATTTTTATATTGGTGGTGTTACTTTCTTAGATACGGACGGCAACGAAGTTAGCTCAGTATTCTCTGATGGAAATTCCAACAGCAGCATACAGCTGAACGTTCCTGCTGGGTTTGAAATAACCATTATCGGCATAGATACAACCAACTATCAGATCTTTGGGAATGTAACGAGCACTACTGCGCCTGCTTTTGCTGACCAGTAATAGGAGAGCGAGATGGCTGATACAGTCACATCACAAACAATTCAGGATGACAATCGTAAAGCTGTTCTAAAGTTTACGAACATCAGTGATGGCACTGGCGAAAGCGCAGTAACCAAGATTGATGTCAGTGCTCTTCAGGCAAACAGCAAAGGTGACTCCTGCACAGAGGTGGCGATATCAAAGATCTGGTGGCAGTGTGTTGGCATGGGCGTTCAGCTTTTGAATGACGCAACCACAGACACTTTGATCATTGCCTTGTCTCCAGACTCAAACGGTATGCATGATTACACGCCGTTCTCTGGGATACCTAACAACGCAGGATCAGGTAAAACTGGAGACATTCAGTTCACCACGATTGGTGCGAGCAGTGGCGATACATACACCGTAATCCTTGAGGTTATAAAGAGTTATTAATGGCCACTTCTGGAAGCAGAGACTTTGAGCCAGATGTTGCGGAATATATCGAGGAAGCATTTGAAAGATGTGGCCTTGAGTTCCGCACTGGCTACGATGGCGTAACTGCAAGAAGATCTTTGAACCTCTTGTTTGCTGATTGGGCAAACAGAGGTTTGAATCAATGGACTGTCACCAATAGCACAACTACGCTAACCACTGGTGACCAGTTTATTGATTTGTCTTCAAGCACGATTGATGTCTTGGACGTTGTCATTAGAAGAACTGAGGGGTCTACAACCACAGACATCACCATGGAGCAGATAGGTAGGTCTGAGTATTACAACATTCCTACTAAATCTACTCAGGCAAGACCAACTCAGTTCTTTCTTGATAAGCAACTGACACCTCGTCTTTACATCTGGCCAGCATCAGAGAATTCGACAGATCAGTTAATCATCAACAGATTAGTTCGCATTGAAGATGCAGATGCCAGCGTAAACACTGTTGATGTGCCGTTTCGATTCTTCCCTTGTTTAGCAGCAGGACTGGCATACTACATAGCTCTGAAGAGGGCGCCTGATAGGGTTCAAATGCTCAAAGGGTTCTATGAAGAGGAGTTTGCTAGAGCAGCTGACCAAGACCAAAGCAGAGCATCTCTGACGATATCTCCAGGTCTTAGATCTAGGTTGGCATAATGTCTTTTGCTTCTGGCAAGTACGCGATTGCCATATGCGATAGATGTGGCTTTCAATACAAATACCTCACACTCAAGAAAGAGTGGACGGGCTTTCGTGTTTGTCCTGAGTGCTACGAGCCCAAACACCCGCAGCTAGAACCTATTCACAATGTTTCTGATCCAGAGGCTTTGCGATTTCCTAGGCCTAATCTTTCTCCTGATGTGGTTGCTGGGGCAGGCGTCGTAAGAACGATTGATGACAACAAAGTCATGTCTACTACGGGTGATCCGATAGGCTCTGAGTTTAGTATAGATGGCGCGACAGGTTCTGTTGGGACAGTAACGGTGGTGACAACATGAGTTTTACATTAGCAACACTGAAATCTACGGTTCAAGATTATTGCGAGACTTCAGAGACTACTTTTGTAGCTGAGCTTGATACTTTCATTCAAGAGGCCGAAGAGCGCATATTGAAGAATGTAGAGCTACCTGTGTTCAGGAAGAATGTCACAGGTAACGCAACAACAGGTTTTCAATACCTTGCAACACCATCAGACTTCTTGGCTACATATAGCCTAGCTTTGATCGTGAACAGTGTTTACACCTATCCGCTTTTTAAGCATGTCACTTTTATAAGAGACTACACACCTAACGCATCAACAACCGGCGAAACAAAGTATTATGCTTTGTTTGATGACAACACGTTCATCCTGGCGCCTACTCCTGCATCTGATTACTCGTTTGAGCTTCACTACAAGTATCGGCCAGCGTCACTGACATCTACTTCTGGGACAGACAAAACTTGGCTGTCAGACAACGCTCCCGACGCACTCTTGTATGGCACTCTTGTCGAGGCAGCTACTTTCTTGAAGATACCTGAAGAGGCTGCTCAGTATGAACAAAGATTTGTTCTCGCTATGACTGCGCTCAAGCGCCTTGGCGAAGGCTACGGAGCAAAAGACGAATACAGATATGACATTGCCAGGAGTTAAGATTGTCTTTGTTTGAAGCATCTACTCTTGAGGTAGGCAGCGTTTTAGTATCAACAACTCAAGACAAAGGACACGATCCAGAGTTTTGGGCAAAGGCTGCGGCGGACAGGATTGTTAGCGTTGGCGGAAACTGCCATCCTTTGATTGCTCAACAAGCAGAAGCTTTCAAGCAGTCTGTGGAGAAAACTGTAGAGTTCTACATCAAAGAGGCTATCAAAAGCGATAGAACAACTTTAATCGCAGAGTTAGAAAGACAGGGCCATGCTGACATGGCAAACATAATCAGGAGTTTGTAATGGCTATAACAACAGCAATGTGCACAACCTTTAAGAAAGAGCTTTTAGAGGCGGTTCATAATTTTAAAAATACAGGCGGAAGCACGTTCAATCTTGCGCTATACACAAGCTCTGCCTCTCTGGGCGCAAGCACCACGGCGTACACCACATCGAATGAGATATCAGGGACTGGCTACACTGCCAAAGGTGCATCGCTGACTCGCGTTGACCCTAGCAATGATGGGACCACCGCAATCACAGACTTCTCTGATTTAACGTTTTCTTCTAGCAGCCTGACTGCACGAGGCGCACTGATCTTTAATGACAGTGCTTCTGGTGATCCAGCTGTTTGTGCACTAGATTTTGGCGCAGACAAAACGTCTAGCTCTGGTGACTTTACGATTCAGTTTCCTGCAGCTGATGCATCTAACGCGATTATTCGCATTGCTTAGGATGTTGTGGCCAGGCAGGTTCAGCAGAAACGCATGACCAAAAAGCAGTATCAGCGATGGCTAAAACAGCAGAAAGATCGTCGCCATAATCAGTAGAGTATAACGTGTGGCAAATGTTACAGGTTGGGGCAGAGGCACTTGGGGCCAAGGCGCTTGGAATGAAGCGATACCTGTTGAAGTTACGGGTGTTGCAGGCACTGGTGCCGTCACAACAGTCACAGTCAGCGCAGACGCAAATGTTTCTGTCACAGGCGTTTCTGGCACAGGGGCAATCGGGTCAGTCACCATCGTCCAAGGGACGGGTGTCGATGTATCTGTCACAGGCGTGGCAGGCACTGGATCTGTCGGAACGGTTACTGTATCCGCTGATGCGAATGCTTCTGTTACTGGGAATGCTGGGACTGGAGCGGTTGGTTCAGTTACGGTCACGGGCACGGCAAATGTTTCTGTCACTGGAGTGCAAGGTGACTCAAATGTTGGAAACGTTACCGTTGCAGCAGATGCAAACGTATCTGTCACGGGTGTTTCGGGGACGGGAGCGATAGGATACTTCCTTGTTTATGGCATCATAAATGATGGCCAAGACCCGAATTGGAGTAGTATAAGCGATAGTCAGACACCGAGTTGGACTGCTGTGACAGACAGTCAAACTCCAAACTGGGAAGAGGTTGCTTAATGGTGCGTAAGGTTAAGAAAATAGTTAAGAGCTTAGAGAAAGCATCTAAGGCTCACAAAAAACAAGCAGCAACCTTGAAAAAACATGTTGCTTCGATGAAGAAGCCAAAGCCTAAGACGAAAAGTCGGAGAAGATAGATGGCAACTTATGTTAACGATCTGCGCCTGAAAGAGATTGCCACTGGTGACGAGGCAGGCACCTGGGGAACCAGTACAAATACAAATTTGGAGTTGATAGCTGAGGCTTTTTCTTTTGGTACGGAAGCTATTACGACGAATGCTGATACCCACACTACTACTATTGCCGATGGGTCTACTGATCCCGGCAGGAGCATGTTTCTTAAATACACTGGCGCTCTTGATAGCGATTGCACCGTCACTATAGGGCCGAATACTGTTTCTAAGTTGTGGTTCATAGAAAATGCAACGACAGATTCAGGTTCATCTGGCCCGTATAACATCATCATCAAGCAAGGCTCTGGCGCTACGGTCACAATTGCTAATGGTCAAGTAAAAGCCATTTACTCTGATGGCGCTGGCTCCGGCGGTGCGATGGTCGATGCGTTTACTGATTTATCTGTGCCGAGCATATCTACAAGCACCGCAGGAACATCTAACACACGCATAGGAGTAAATACTGGCGATAGCATTACCTCTGGCGGTAATTACAACGTCTTAGTGGGCGATGAAGCGGGTACGGCTTTGACTACGGGCGATAACAACGTAGCCATAGGCTTTGAGGCGTTAAGCACTGAGGATGGTCATGGTGACAACGTGGCTGTTGGGTATCAAGCTCTCAAAACCCTGAATGCTGGTGCAGATGCTTTTAATACGGCGGTTGGGTATCAAGCTGGTTTATCAGTCACAGAGGGAGTACAAAATACGCTTATAGGTTCACGTGCTGGTGAAGCACTCACCCATGCAGATTTTAATGTAGCTGTTGGCAGAAATGCTTTAAAAACAGACACATTAGGGTCAAGAAGCGTAGCTATTGGACGTTCCGCACTTGAAGCACAAAATTTTACTACTGCCACCGACGCTTATAACGTGGCCGTTGGTTTCAATGCAGGAACAGCAGTCACAACGGGAGTTCAAAACACGTTTTTAGGTGGCCTAGCAGGTGACGCTACCACTGCCGCGAGCAACAATGTCGCCTTGGGCTACAACGCCCTCACTACGAATGTGATGGGTTCACACTCTGTAGCCATTGGCGTCAACGCGCTCAAAGATCAAACCTTCGCTACAGCGTCGGATTTTTACAATGTAGCGGTAGGCTCTGATGCAGGCAAAAGCATTACGTCGGGACAGTTCAATACTTTTATTGGCGGCTTATCAGGCGATGCTTTAGCTGCCGCTGACCACAATACGGCGGTGGGATACGCTTCTGGTGGTTCGCTGACCACGGGCACCCAGAACGTCTTTGTCGGCTCTCTTGCAGGTGATGCTCTAACAGATGCCGACTTCAACGTAGCGGTGGGTTACGGCGCTCTTACGTCAGACACTCTAGGCTCCATGAGCGTTGCTGTAGGCTACACGGCCCTTGGCACACAAAATATGACCACTGCTACGAATTCGTTGAATGTGGCGGTAGGACATGCGGCAGGAAGTGCTATCACAACAGGAACTAACAACGTAATTGTTGGTGGTCTTGCGGCTGATGCTCTCACAGAAGGGGCGAACAACATTGCAGTCGGCTCACAGGCGTTAGGGTCAGATACGTTAGGGAGTAGGTCAGTAGCTGTTGGTGATGGATGCCTACTTTTTCAAAACTTTACCACGGCAACAAATGCTTACAACGTAGCCGTCGGTTATCAAGCAGGTGTCCAAATCACCACGGGAACCCAGAACACCCTAGTCGGTGGTCTTGCAGGTGACGCTCTAACCACCGGCTATAATAACGTGGCAATGGGCGTTGAGGCATTAACGACAGATACTCTAGGCGCTCAAAATGTCGCTATTGGCAAAAGCGCGTTACAAAATCAAAACTTTACAACTTCGACCACTTCTTACAATACAGCCGTTGGTATGCAAGCAGGAGCGGCAGTTACCACGGGACTTAGGAACACGATCATTGGTGGTCTCGCTGGAGACGCTCTCACTGACGCTGATGAAAATACGGTTGTGGGTCAGGAGGCTTTATCAAGCGATACGTTAGGTAGTAAATCAACGGCTATAGGTCGTGCTGCCTTAAATCAACAAAACCTCACCACTGCAACGGATGTTTATAATGTAGCAGTTGGATTTGGTGCAGGTCAGAGCGTAACTACGGGAACCTTCAACACGATTACTGGCGGTCTTGCCGCTGATGCTCTCACGGTGGGTGAAAGAAACACTGTTTACGGCAAATCTGCTTTGACCTCGGATACAAAAGGAAGCAGGGCTGTTGCAATCGGATTATCTGCTTTAGCAACTCAAAACTTCACTACAGCGACTGATAATTACAACGTAGCGGTGGGATATAACGCAGGTGCGCTTATCAGTACGGGAACCAACAACACCATTGTGGGTGGGCTAGCTGGTGACGCGCTGACCGATTCTAGCCAAAATACTGTGCTGGGCTACGGTGCTTTGAGCGCAGATACATTAGGCACTTCTTCCACTGCGATAGGTCATTTAGCCTTACAGGATCAAAACTTTACTACGGCTACAACTTCTAACAACACGGCTGTTGGACATAGCGCGGGTAAAAACATCACTACGGGTCTTCAAAATACGCTCATCGGCTCTGGAGCAGGCGATGCTTTGACTGATGCTGATTTCAACACTGCTGTAGGCATTGCGGCTCTTAGCGCAGATACTTTAGGTAGCCGATCAACAGCTATCGGTAGATCAGCACTTACTGCACAAAACTTTACTACGGCTACGGATGCCTACAACACAGCCGTTGGCTTCAATGCAGGTGTCTCAGTCACCACGGGAGTTCAGAACACAATCATTGGTAGTCTTGCAGGTGATGCTTTAACAGATGCTGATGTTAACGTCGCCGTAGGGTATGGGGCACTTTCGTCAGCAGTGACTGACGGCGCGAACACTGCTGTTGGCGCTCAAGCCCTGCTCAATGCTAACACTGGGGCTGCCACTCTTTCTTACAATACGGCGGTCGGATACAACGCAGCCGTGTCAATTAGCTCTGGCGTAGGCAACACATGCGTAGGTTCGCTTGCAGGAACCTCTTCGACTGGTTCTGGAAACGATAACAGTACCTACATCGGCTTCCAAGCTGGACGTTATATCACTAGTGGCGAAAAAAACACTATTCTAGGCCGATATGACGGAAATGAACATGGCTTAGATATTCGTGCCTCAAGCAATCACGTCGTTTTGTCGGATGGAGACGGAAATATTCCGTTTTTCACAAACGCCAATAGCACTTCAACTATTTACAGTAGAACCGCTAATCACAACAGTTTACACATATTAAGTGCTACAGCCTCTGGCACGACTTACAACTTAATACGAGCTTTTTCTGGTTCCACGGATACCGTTGGAAGTTCAGCGACGGTGAGGTTTCTCGTTCAAACAAACGGGAATGTTCAAAACACAAACAACAGCTACGCAGGCATTTCGGATCAAAAACTGAAAGAAAACATTGAAGACGCAGGCTCGCAATGGGAAGACCTAAAAGCGTTAAGAGTTCGTAAGTTCAGTTTCAAAGAGGACAATTTAGACGCGCCGAATATGCTTGGTGTAGTCGCTCAAGAAGTCGAGTCTGCTGGCATGTCCGGCTTAGTCTCAACCAGTCCTGACCAAGATACGGAAGGGAACACATTAGAGACAGAAACCAAAAGCGTTAAATACAGCGTTTTGTATATGAAAGCTGTCAAAGCCTTGCAAGAGGCAATGACTCGTATTGAAACCCTTGAAGCAAAAGTTAGCGCACTAGAATCATAAGGAGGACTGAAATGTCTGAGGAAACTAGAACCGACGAAGACAAAGCCAAGATGTATCAAGCCATGTTAGATGGCGCGAATGTCATCACCAGCGTGCTGGATGCAAACAACGAGTTTTGCAACGACATGACGAATGCTGAAAAGCAGGAGCGTGTACTGCGCAGTGCTGGTTATCTGGAGTACGGCAAAGCGCTAGGCGATTGGGGATCAGAAGATTTCAGCGCCATCGACTCTGCCGTAGCAGCCGCAAAAGCATACAAGCCATAAGGAAAAATAGACCGTGCAAATCAACCTAGAAG